CGCGCGGGGAGGTGCTGGGGAGGCGTGTGGGGAGGATCGAGGGGAATGGCTGACGGCGTGAAGATCTCCCCGTGGTGCGAAAACCCCGCGGCGAACCTCGCGCACGACGCGCCCGAGATGATCCTCGCCGCCGAGCAGCTGAAGGGCTTCGTCCTGGCCATGGCGGCGATCCACAACAAGACCGGGAACTACATCGGCAAGATCGTGATCCGCGGTGGCCGGAAGGACTGGCACGTCGTGGCGACGGATCCGGCGGCGATGCACATCGAACTCGGGCACAGGCTGTCCGGGAACCGGGGGCACGGCAAGGTGGACCGGACGGTGGGGCGCCGCACGGAGATCCGTAACGGGGGGCAGTGGGTGCAGGGCTTGCACATCATGCGGAACGCGGCGATCGCCATGAGGAGGGTGCACGCCTGATGCCTGTAGACAGCGTGGAATCGCTCCTGTGCGGCTTTCTCGTGGGCGAACTCGACGGGATGCTGGTGCAGGTGGCGCCGGACCGTTCCTCCTACGCGAGGGACCGTTTTGTGACCGTGAGGGCCACTGCGGCGAACCCGATCCGCGGCGGCCGCGCGGTCGAGTGGGTGACCGACTTCGACCTGTTCGACAAGGACAGGGCGAAGGCCTTCGACACGGCCTACCGGATCCTCACCAAGATCCGGACGGCCGTCGAGGAATCCCGGCTCGCCCCCGTCACGTCCTTCTCGATCGTGTCGATGCCGATCGTCGTGGCCAACAACGGCGCCTCGCAAGAGCACGCAGTAGTCTCCTTCGCGGTATCCCTAATCGCGAGAACGAGACTGGACAGGTAGGGAACAGACAGAAAGGGGAACGCCTGACATGGCTTCCAAGAACACGATCATCCCGGGCGTCGGATGGGTCCTCGTCGGCGACGTGGACACCGCGACGTTCGACATCTCCAAGTTCGACGTCACCAAGCAGGAGACCTTCACCGGCTGGACTTGGCTCGGGTCGACGTCGAAGGAGAACGCTCCCGAGCTCTCCAAGGACGGCGGCGAAGTCAAGGTCCGCGGAGTGTGGGACAACCCCGCGGAACGCACCGAGGTGTCCGCGATCAAGTGGACCCTCAAGCTGAACTCCGTCGAGGTCACCCAAGCTACCATGTCCCTCGCCTTCCCTTCGGGGTCGTGGGACGACGGAACGAAGTCCTACAAGGCGAAGGCCGCATCGGGCACGGTCTCCAAGGCGCTCTTCGTCATCATGAAGGACGCGGAGAACGGACTCGCGGGCATCTACCTGCCCAACGCGTCCATCACTCTGGGCGACGCCCCGAAGGTGGATCCGGAGAACTTCTTCGAGATCCAGCTGTCGGCCTCGGCCCTGTCCTCGAAGCAGGACGGGACCGCCATCCAGTTCTTCACGCCCCGCAAGGCAGGCTGAGAACTCGGAGCACGACTCGGGAAGCCGGGCCGGCGCCTACTCCACGGCCCGGCTTCCCGTGAAACACACTTTTACCGGAGTAGGGGAAAAGGAGTAGGAAACCATGGTCGAAACCAGAGAAATCCCCAAGGAGACCGGGGCGAAGGAACCCGAGGAAGACAAAACCCAATTCCAAAGGCTCGCGGAACGCCCCGAATACAGGGAAGTCATCCCGCCCTCCGCGCTCTCGCCCGCCCACGTCATGCGCCTGGACGCCATCCTCATGAAGGCCTCCGGCGCCGACGCCGAAGAACTCGCAGGGAAAGGCCTCGAAGCCGCGATCACCCCCGACACGCTCTACGCGCTCGCAGACGTCTACGAGTGGGTGCGGGACAACGCGGCGCTGCGCCCCACGGACTTCGACGCGCTCTTCCGCGGCCGCCCCAACTCGGGGATCGAATTCGCGATGCTGTACGCGGGCGCCGTGGGGGAATTGGGAGCCTGAGGCGTGTCGTGCTCTCCACCCCCAACCTGGCCGGAGACCTGTGGGCTCTCTACCGGTTCGAGGTATCCATGGTCGACTCTCCCGAAAGGTACCTTCTCGCGAGGCAGCTCGTGGAAAGGCTCGGCTGGGAGCGTGGATCTCTGGTGCGTAAGGACATGTGGGAGGACAACCGGTGGAAGGACTGGGGGCCGGAGGCTACCGCCCTGGCGACGGTAGTCGAGGAGATACGCATGCTTCGGGCGGACCTCCGGGGCGTTCTCGGAGGCAAAGAGGACGAACTGGAAGTCAACGCCTACGAGGGAAGACCGGGAGTCGAAGTGAAGGACGAGTCGACGCCGAAGACTCTCGCGGAAGCCTTCGATAGACTGGGCGTAGTCACACACTGAAAAAGGGAAGGGGACGTCGGGTATGGCGGGAATGAAGGGGCGTGTCGGGAGCGTATCCCTGTCGGTCATACCCGACGTCTCCAAGTTCTCCAGGCAGCTGCGCGAGCAGGTGGAGAAGATCCGGCAGCGCTGGAACCGGCGCCCGCCCGAGTTCGAGGTCGCGGCCAAGCTCAAGGACGGCACGGTGGAGAAGATCCGCCGCGAAGTCGAGGCGAAGCTGCGGGACGTCAAGGTCGACGTCGAGGCGACTCTCGACAAGTCGTCGTTCGAGAAGGCGAAGACCGAGCTCAACGCGGCGGCGAAGGCCGCGAAGGCGAAGATCAACGTCGAGGCGGAGCTGTCGAAGGCGTCGGTCGCGAAGGTCAAGGCGCAGGCGGAGGCCGCGTTCAAGTCCGTCCGGACGAAGATCCGGGTCCGCACCGAACTGGACAAGCTGCGGGACGCCCGCAAGCAGGTCGAGGGCGACACGTGGTGGAAGTACGTCGGCGCCGTCTTCAGGCCCGGATCCCTGGACCAGTTGAAGGCCGCGTTCTTCAGGGCGTTCCCCGACCTGAAGATGTGGATATGGCCCCAGATCGACACCGCGTATCTGGGGAACCTCGCCAAGACCGCCAAGGCGCACTTCCAGAAGGCCTGGAATTCCTCGAAGGCGTTGAAGGCGAGGGCGGAAGTCGTGGCGCATTGGCGCCGCACCGACCTGTCGAAGTCCCTGACGCCGATCAAGGGCCTCGTCGAGGCCACATGGAAGGGCTCCGGGAACAGTGTCGCCCGACGCCTGATGACCACGCTGGGCACCCTGACCGTCACCATGTGGGGGGTCTTCTCGGCGACGTCGATCGGCAAGGCGATAGGCTCGGTGAGGAAGGCCGTCGGCGCCGCGGGCGCCTTCGTCTTCCGGGCGGGAGTGTCCCTCACGGGAGGCGTCGGCAAGCTCCGTCGCGGACTGACGGGGATGCTGGGCCGCGTCGGCCGCGGGCTCGGGATCAAGATCCCCGCGAGGGTGACGATGGACCTCGCGAAGGCCGGGGCCTCCCTGAAACGCTCGGCGTCCTCGCTCGGCCGCGGCGCGAAGGATGTCATCGGCGCGTCCCTGAGGGGCTTCAAGCTCGGGACCACACTCCCGGTGCGGGCGGTCTGGAACTCGCGGGCGGCGCAGGCCACCAGGTCGAAGGCCGGGTCGTTCGTCAAGATGATGGCCAAGCGGGCGCCGAAGGCCTGGAACATCGGGTTCAAGATCGCGAAGGCGCCGATCACCGCGATGAACAAGCTCGGCCTCAACAAGACCATCCTGTGGAAGCTCCAGGTCAAGGTCCTGGAGGCCATGCGCGTCTTGAAGAAGTTCGCGTCCTGGACGAAGAGCATCCTGTCCGGGTCGATGAAGATCTCGATGGGCGCCATGACGCTCGGGCCGCTGATCACCGGCATGGGGCACCTGTCGGCGGCCGCGAAGTCGATCGCCCCGTCGCTGGCCCCAGCGGTCGGGATCATGTCCGCGTTCGCCGCGGGCGCCGGCGTGGCTGCTGTAGCGCTCAAGCAGTCCTCCACCTACCTGAAGGACCTGGAAGGTCCGCTCAAGCAGGTGCAGAAGGGGATCGAGCTCGCGTTCTGGTCGAAGGCGAAGGCGCCGATCCTGGAGAACTCGAAGAAGCTGATCGGCGAGCTCGGACCCTCGATCTACAAGCTGTCCGGGGCGATGGGAGGCGTGTTCGCGTCGATAGCCTCCGGAGCCGGCAAGGCCTCCGGGTCGTTCAAGACGATTCTCGGCAACGCCACGGTCGGCTTCCAGAACCTATCGCCCGCCATGGAGAAACTCGTCCAAGGGTTCGCGAGGTTCGCGGCGGCCGGCTCGAACTTCTTCCCGGCCTTCGGAACCTGGATCGACAACGTGGCGTCGAAGTTCAACGCCTGGCTCGACAGGATCGAAATGTCGAACGCGGGCGGGATCACCGGGTGGATGCAGAACGGGATCAACGCCGCGAAGCTCTTCTTCAAAGTGCTCGGAGACCTCATGTCGATCTTCGGGTCCGTGCTGAAGGCCGCCGCCGCCGGAACCCAGGGCATGTCGGGGTTCGCGAACACGGTCGCCAACATCAAGGCCGTCTTCAAATCCGACGAAGGCCAGAAGGGCCTGACCGGACTGTTCGCCGGAATCAACCAGGGCGCCTCCAAGGTCGCGCAGGCGATCGGCAGCCTCGTCATGACGTTCGTCAACTCGGGGCCGCTCTTCGGCCAGGTCATCGGCCAGTGGGGCTCGATCATCGCCACGGGGATCGGAACCATCACCGGGATCCTGCAGAACCCGAAGATCCAGTCCGCGCTCCTCGCCCTCGTGCAGGGCTTCGGGGCGGTCGTCACCGCGGTGGCCCCGGCGGTCCAGACCTTCGCGGTCGGCCTCGCCCCCGTCTTCCAGAAGCTCGGGGAGACCATGACGGCGCTGGCGCCGGCGATCGGCCAGATGGCCGGCATGTTCGCCCAACTCGCAGGCATCACCTTCCAAGCGATCGGCGACCTCGCAGTCCAACTCCTGCCGCAGCTCGTCTCCATGATGAACGCGATCCTGCCGTCGCTGATCCAAGTCGCCCAAGCCATCATGCCGATCATCACGCAGGCGCTCGCGCAGATCCTACCGTTCTTGATGCAGATCATCCAGACCATCCTGCCCCCGCTCATGCAGGTCATCCAGGCCCTCCTGCCGATGTTCATGCAGATAGCCCAGGCTCTCCTGCCCCCGCTGATGCAGCTCATCCAGGCCTTGATCCCGCCGCTGATGCAGCTCATCCAGGCGATCCTCCCCGTCCTGAACGTGATCATCCAGGCGTTCATCGCCGTCATGCAGGTGGTGATCAATATCCTCGGCGCGATCCTGCCTCCGATCATCTCCGCCCTGGCGGCGATCATCCGCGGCATCGTCCCGGTGATCCAGGGCGTGGGCGCGGTCTTCTCCTGGCTCATGGGCGTGGCGCAAGCCATCTGGAACGGCCTCGTCGCGGTCATCCGGGGCGCTGTCAACATCCTGTCGTCGGTCATCTCGGGCGCCATGAACGTCGTCAGGGCCGTGTGGAACGCGGCGTGGACGGGGATCAAGGCGATAGCCGAGGGGATCTGGAACGGGCTCGTCAGTTTCTTCTCCGGGGCGTGGACCGCGATCACGAAGCCGTTCGAGTGGATCGGTAACGCGATCAAGAACGTCTTCAAGGCGGCGTTCAACTTCATCGCTAAAATCTGGAACAACACGGTCGGCCGGATCAGCCTGCACGTCCCGTCGTGGGTGCCGGGCATCGGCGGCAAGGGCTTCTCGGTGCCGAAGATCCCCGAGATGGCCAAAGGCGGAATCGTCACGAAGGCGACCCTCGCGGTGGTCGGCGAAGGCCGGGACCACGAGGCGGTCATCCCTCTGCCGAAGCTCCAGCCGATGATCAACAAGGCGGTCGCGAACGCCGGTGGCGGCGGCGATGAAATATACTATGTGACAGTGAACGCGGACCTGTCGAGGATGAGCGACGTCGCCGACGTCGTACGGTTCGTCAAGAACGCCGCGTCGCACCGGCGCCGCATGCAAGGAGTAGGAGTCTGACATGCCGATCTTCGGCCCCCGCAACAAGTACTCGGCTCTCGGATACGATCTGGCATACGACGCGGTGTCGCCTGGGCACTGGAAGACGATCGTCAAACTCAACATCTGGTACAACACGACCGGGTGGGTGCGCGACGATTTCAACACCCTCGAAGTCTGGGGCGACTTCTCCGGCAAGTGGATCAACAACACGATCAACTTGAAGGGTGGGGAAACCATCCTTCTCAAACAGTTGAATATCGAGATGCCGCTCAAATGGGGGGCCGAGACCTACGTGTCCTTCGGCGCCCGGTTCATCTCGAACGCGGCCGGAGACTGCTCGGTCACCGGAGGCATCTGGATTCCGCGGCGCCCGCAGAACAAGCCGAACGCCCCCACGGGAGTCCGGGTCATCAAAACCCACGCCCCCGACGGTCGCCTCAACCTGCAGATCCACTGGGACCGGAACACGACCCAGCAGGCGCCCTACGCGGTGCAGGCGATCGAGCGGCGGACTCCGACGACGGAATGGTACCGGCTCGGCACCCTCTACTCGTGGCAGACCGACTACTTCGACATCAACACGTGGAACGCCGACAAGTTCCAGTACCGGATCGCCGCCGGCACCACGGAAGGCCAATGGTCGGACTGGGCGGACTCGCCGTGGGTGGCGTCCACCCCGAACCGGCCCGAGGCCGTCGTCGCCAAACGCCAAGGCCGCGGCAACTACAACGTCGTCATCCGCTGGGCGCCCGCCACGACGTACGTCACCGGCGCCAAGGTCTACGACAACGGCATGTGGATCGGGACCGTCAACGGAACCGACACGAAATGGGTCCACGAGAACGCCGACCGGGAGAAGACCCACGTCTACACTGTCACGACTATCTCGGACGACCTGGAGTCGGCGCACTCCATCCCGTCCAACCCGATTCTCCTCGACGCCGCCCCCGCCAAACCCGACCACCTGGACCCGAACGGGGAATGGATCTCGAAGGGCCTGAGGGCGTCGACGGGGCAGCCCGTCGGCGGATGGATGAACACCCGGTGGAGATTCAACCCGCTCGACGGATCCGACCTGACGGCCTACGAGATCACCTGGAAGAAGAACACCGACGAGAAGTTCCGGAACCCGATCAAGGTCGGCGAAGCGGCGATCGGGACGGACGGCACCTCCTACAACATCTCCCTCGACGGAAGCGAAGGCGAGACCTTCGTCGACTGGCGGGTACGGTCGTGGGGGTGGGCGGAAGACAAGCCCTCCGAGTGGTCGGACACCGCCCGAGCCTACCTCCAATACTCGCCTTGGGTGAAGATCACCAACCTGACTGTAGACAACCACGTGCTCCAGTCGAAGATCACCTCGAACTCGCTCGAACTGCAGCTCAACTCCGACGACCCGGAGACGACGCAGTGGACGGTCGAAGCCCGCAAGGACACCGGACTGGGCGAAGTCATCGACTACACGACGTTCAACGCCGGCCAGGACACCTCCTACCGGATCCGGAACATCCCCAACGGGATCACCCTGTTCGTCAGGGTCTCCTGCCAGGCGAAGCTCCCCTCCCTGGAGAACCGCTGCTATTTCACAGGGCAAGTCGAATACGTGGCGCCCGGGAAGCCCGTCGTGGAACCCCACTGGAGCGAGGACATGCTCATGGTCACGCTCAACATCACCCCGGCGGCCTTCGACCCCAACGGCGACCCGGCCTTCATCCCGGTCAAGCTCCGAGTCGAGGGCACCGACGTCGACGGGACCTGGCGGACCCTCCAAGACAACATGCCGCCCTCGCAGACGACGTTCATGGACCCGCACGCCAGCGGCGTCAAACCCTCGATCTACCGGGTATACGCCACATCCCAACTCGGCCTGGAATCCTACACGGAGGTCGTGGTCAACCCCGACCCGAAACTCAACTCGATAGCCCTGTCCTCGAAAGAGGGATCCAGCCTCATGGCGAGGATCCGCTACGACCCGGAGATATCCGTCTCCCGCTCGTACGTCGAACGCGAGTTCCACCATTTCATGGGACGCGACAGGCCCGTCGTGTTCTCCGGCAACGCCCAGAACGTGAAGATCACGGTGGCCGGGATCCTCCTGAGGGTCGACTCGGACGTTGACAACCCCGCGAGGACGTCCCTTGAGAAGGCGGCGCTCTCCAAAGAACCGCTCCTCTACCGGGATCCGACGGGCGCCCGCATGTGGGTCGCGGTAGAGGAAGGCGTATCCTTCGAACGCGAACAGGAGACCGGCGCCTGGAAGGTCTCCATGAGCCTCCGCGAAGTGGACGTGAGCATCTATGCCTGAGGAACAGATCGACTGGGACGCCCTCAAGAAGCAACGCCAGGAAGAGGCGGCCTCCGGGCCCCGCTGGGACAAAAGGCTCTTCCTGCCCTACAGGTCCGAGAAATACTACGCGGTCCTGTGGGACCAGCGGACGATGGCGCCGATCCGCCGCCTCGACAACATCCTCGGCGGCTCCATCACCGCCTCGGTCGACGCCCGCATCAAAACCTCCGGGAAG